GAGCTGTTGCCCATGCTCTTATCCGATGATCAGGTCTTCGGGGGCCAATTCAAGGTAGCGGCGCAGGAATGCCAGGTCTGTGCAGGGGGCCAGCTCCGCATGGACGCGTTCGCGGGTCTCGGGGTCCATGAACTCGGTAACGGCATCCCAGAGGTTACGGTCGTCAATGATGGGCATGGCTTCGTCGGCGGTCATCCAGGTGGTGCCATTGTTCAGGCTGATTTCCTTGCTCATGCTCTTTCCTCCCTTTCGTTAAATACAATATACGTTTCCAACTTTGATTTGTCAATTTATTTTTTCAAAAACTTTCCACCTTTTTTAAAAAAAATCCACTCTGTTTTTATTATCAGCTAGTTATGCTACGCTTCCGGCAAAACCCCGGAGGCGTTTTTTATGTCCGATGATTTCCACCGTGCCCATGCCTTCACCGCCCATTGGGAGGGCGGCTTTTCCGACCATCCCGCCGACACCGGCGGCCTGACGGCCTACGGGGCCTCGATCAAGTTCGTGCAGGGCATCGCCGCGACCCAGCAGGGCCGCGACTGGTTGCAGCGCATCGGCTTCCGTCTGCCCGTCAACAAGGCCTCCATGCGTTCCGTGACGCCGGACATGGCCGAGGCCATGTTCAAGCGCGAGTTCTGGGACCGGCTGCGTCTGGACGACATGCCGTTCCGGCCCGCCTGCGCCCTGTACGACGCCGCCGTCAACAGTGGCTGTGCCCAGTCCGTCAGGCTTGCCCAGCGCGGCTACAACGCCTGTGTGGGCCCCTACGGCGTGAAGATCGAGGTGGACGGCATCCTCGGGCCCCGGACGCGGGCCTCGCTGGCCTGTGACACGGACGCCCTGATTCGGGCCGTCATCCAGGCGCGCCGCGCTTTCTACGAGGGGCTGGCCCGCGACAAGCCTTCGCAGGCCGTTTTCCTGGAGGGCTGGCTCAACCGGGCCGATGCTCTGGAAAAGTTCCTGCTGGCGCAGAGGAGGGCGTGATGGGCTGGCTTTCCGCATTGCTGGGCCTGGGCGGAAAGGCCTTGGAGAAGATCCTGCCCGACCGTGCCCGGCTCCAGCAACAGCAGATGGAGATCAACGCCGAGACGGAACGCACCAGCGGAGGACGCATGACGCCGCGCAAGCTGCTCATGTACCTGCTGGCCGTGGCTGCGGGCTGGGAACTGCTGCTGCGGCCCGTCATCGCCACCTACTGGCCCGACGTGCTGCTGCCGCCCAGCATGGGCAAGGAACTGTGGCTGGCCGTATCGGCCATGTTCGGCATGGGCTTTTAGGAGGGGACATGGACAACGGGCATTTCATCACCGTCCTGCTGGGCGTGATCTTCGGCCTGTGGGTACTGCTGCTGGGAGTGGGCAGCTACTGCCTCAAGCGCATCAGCGACAAGCTGGACGACCTGGTGGTGCATCGTGAGGGCTGCATCATGACCTTTGCCGACCGTGCCGGGAACTCCCGCGACCACCGGGAGTTCTTTCGCCGTACCGATGACCATGAGCGCCGTCTGACCCGTCTGGAAGCGGAACGGGAAAGGAAGGGGTAGGGGATGGTAAAACTGACGGACAAGCAGGCCGCGTTCGTGCGGGAATACCTGGTGGATTTGAACGCCACGCAGGCTGCTATCCGTGCAGGCTACAGCGAGCGGACGGCCAGCAGGATAGGCCCGCAGCTGCTTGGAAAAACTTGGGTCCGTGAGGCCATCGAGAAGTCCCAGGCTAAACGTGCCCAGCGCGTTGAGGTCACGCAGGATTATGTCCTCTCGAACCTTGTGGAGATCGTGGAGCGCACCATGCAGCGTGCGCCGGTCCTGGACCGCAAGGGCGAGCAGGTCACGGATGAAGAGGGCCGGGCCGTGTGGACGTTCGACGCCAAGGGGGCAAACCGCGCGCTGGAGCTGCTGGGCAAGCATCTGGGCATTTTCGCCGACAAGGTGAAAGCGGAAGTCTCCGGCCCGGACGGTGGGCCGGTGCAATCGTCCATGACCTTGGACATCAGCGGCATGGGGCCCGCTGAAATCGCAGAGCTGGCACGCAGCGCTTTCCGGGGGGAATAGATGCAACTGACACCGAGCCAGCTCCATGCGTTGCAAATAGATCTCGCCCGGCAGTCTCTCGTGGGGTTCGTCTATGCGACATGCCCCGGTTATTTGATGGGATGGGTCCATGAAGAGGTTTGTGCCGAGCTGGATGCATTTTTGGCTGCTGTGCAGTGTAAAGCGTCGCCGCGCCTGCTGCTGACCATGCCACCGCGCCACGGCAAGAGCGAGATAGCCTCCCGCCGTTTTCCGGCCTATGCCCTGGGGCGCTATCCTGACTTGTCCATTATCGCCACCAGCTACAGCGCTGATCTTGCGAGCCGGATGAACCGCGACGTGCAGCGTGCCATCGATGACGAGGCCTACAGTGAGATTTTTCCCGGGACGCGCCTTTACGGGAAAAATATCCGCACCGTGGCATCAGGGGCCTACATGCGCAACTCTGATCTTTTTGAGGTCGTTGGGCGTCGTGGCGTTTACCGGTCAGCTGGTGTGGGCGGTGGCATCACCGGTATGGGAGGGGACGTCATCCTTATCGACGACCCCATCAAAGACAGGGCGGAGGCGGATTCTCCTACCATCCGCAACCGGGTGTGGGACTGGTACACCTCCACGCTTTACACGCGGCTGGCGCCAGGGGGCGGCATCATCGTCATCCAGACGCGCTGGCATATGGATGACCTGGCCGGGAGGCTCCTGGAGGCAGCGCGCACGGGAGAGGGGGATCAATGGCGCGTGGTGAATTTCCCGGCCATCGCCGAGCAGGACGAAACGCACCGCAAGGCGGGCGAAGCCCTGCACCCGGCACGCTATCCACTGGAGCAGCTGCACGCCATCCGGGCGGCTATTGGTTCCCGGGACTGGGAAGCGCTTTACCAGCAGCATCCAGCTCCCGATGGCGGGGCCATTTTCAAAGCCGAGTGGCTGCGCTTCTGGTTGCCGAAGGATCTGCCGCAGGTATTCGACCGCCTGTGTATCAGCTGGGACATGACCTTTAAGGCTGGCGACGAGAGCGACTATGTGGTCGGTCAGGTCTGGGGACGCAAGGGCGCAGATTTCTACCTTCTGGATCAGGTTCGGGCCCGCATGGGCTTCACGGCTACGCTGGCCGCCTTTCGGGCGCTGGCTGACAAGTGGCCGCAGGCCCAGCGCAAGCTCGTGGAGGACAAGGCCAACGGCCCGGCGGTCATCGACAGCCTGCGCCATGCCGTGCCCGGCATCATCCCCGTGGAGCCCGACGGCAGCAAGGTTGCGCGAGCTCATGCAGTCACAACGTACTTTGAGGCCGGTAACGTCCACATCCCGCATCCATCTGTGTGTGGTTGGGTCTCTGAGTATGTGGCCGAGCTGACCCAGTTCCCGGCCGCTGCCCATGATGACCAGGTGGATGCGACAACTCAGGCTCTGCGTGACATGCAGACGGCCAAAACCCTGACTGTGGATCCCAGTATCCTGCGGCGCGGCGCCATGTTCGGGAGGATGATGTGAGCAAAAAAAGCAAATCGCGGCTTCGGGGCACCAACCGGGGGGCCGTTGTTTCTCCAGAGCTGCTGGCTGAAATGACGCATTTCCCTGCCATTGCGGCGGCCACGCATTCCGCCTCTCTGACGATCGAGGACGTGCGGCAGCGGTACGCACCACCCCGGACGCTGGGATGCAAGGAGGAGGTCCGGCTTGCCCTGGATAGCGCACTAGCCGACACCGGCGTCTATTCCCTGTTGCAGCATACGCTGCAAATGGGGATGGGGGTCTTCCCGCAGTTCATGGGCTACGGGGCATTGCAGAACATCGCCCAGAATGGGCTTGTGCGCGCCTGCATTTCCACGGTGGCTGATGACATGACTCGTGAATGGATCACGCTGCAACGTGAAGGAGACGCTGTGCAGGGGGCTGATAACAACCTGCTGGCGGAATTGACGGGGCTTATGTCCAGGATGCGGGTAAAGGAACATTTCGCGGAGGCCGTTGAGCTGGCGGGCTACGAGGGGGGCGCGTTCCTCTTTATCGATAC